TAGAGCTCTTTAAACTTCTCGTTTAGCTCTGATTTTTCAAAGTGTAGATCGTTGATCTTCTCATTCTTAAATCCAACTTCCTCCCACAAATTCTCAATGTGAGTTTGCATTCTCCCAATCTGATCTACTAGATTTGCATTTGTTGTAGTTAATTGATCTATTAAAAATTTCTCTTTCATCATTTGATATTTGGATCTCCACCCATAAGACCTGCAAGACCACTGTTTGCATTTCTTCTTTTTTCTTCTTCGTTTCTTCTCATACTCTCCAGGAATCTTTTTTCGGCAGCCTCTATTTCTGGATCACGGACAAAAGGTTTTGGAATCAGATCAAAATTAATTGGAGGTAGGGGAGCCATTTTAATTGTATTTGTTTTTGGTGGTACAGCTCCAGGCTTTCTTACAGGCCGATCTTTTAATGTAGGTTTTTTAAATGGTTTCTCTTTTGGAAAGTGAACATTTTTATATTTATCTATTTTACCTTTTAACTCCTGCATTTGTTTTGTTGTTGCTCTTTTAGGTGGCACCAATGGATTAACACTTCTATTTCTTTGTAAAATATTTGAAGGATCTCTACCTAGTTTTTTTAATTCTTCATCTTCCAATGCAATAGCTCTGTCAAAATCTGCACCTAAACTTTCTCCCTGGTAATATTTAATTCTTCTTAATAGGTTTGGATCTTTATCTGGATTGTAATTAGGTTGATCTTCAATAGGTAATGATTTTAAAAATTCATTCTTTGTTTGGATTTTTCCATTATTTACTATGACCTCTGTATCGGACTTGCTTTGTTTTGCTAATCTCTGTGGCTCTGTGTAAGGAATATTTTTTGGTTTTGTCATAAATTTAATAGTTTCATCTGATTTCTTGTCATTCCAATCTTCTCCAGGCTCAACTTGAAATCCGTTTTTATCTCTAAAAGTTTTCATTAATCGCTAACTTTGATTCCAGATTTTCTTAAAAGATCTTTAATAATATCTTTGTCAGCAGCCGATAAACCAGAAACAGTTTTCTCAAAATCTCCCTGGGCCAAATTAATTTTTTTAATCTTTGGCTCTTCCTTTTGTTTCAAGTAATCACTAATGGAAATCACTTTACCTCCACCAGATAATTCAAGTTTAAGCAGCTCTTCTTTTGGTGTTCTGTTGAGCCAATCGCTAAAACTTTCTCCAGGTTTTCTTTGATCTCTAAACTTCTCATTAAGTAATTGGATTATTTCGTTCTCAAGATCTGATTGAATCTTTTCCCTGTCAGCCATCTTAATAAAAGAATCCATATTAAGTTTGGGTGTGTTTTTCCCACCTCCCGACATTGCTTTCTCAATATTGTTAATGCTTTGTTTGGACATATTTTTATTTCCTTTTTCTTCATAGTAATCATTCGCTTTTCTCCGAAGAGTTTCTGCCAACAAAAGCAATTAAATTTACATCTCGTTGGTCTTTCGGTTTGTTTTTTAATTTATTTACAGAGAGCCAATTCAGAAACACAATCGGATCCCACATTGCCGAATTACCAATTAATCTTAAACCCATATCCCAACAATCATTCCCTGCTTTCCTCCATTGTGTTTTCCAATAATCAAGTTTGGAAATAGAGATTGAGAGTTCTTTTAAAAGCTCTCTTGTTGTTAATAGTTTTTTATCAAAGTGATAATTTAACATTGCAGCTTCTCTTACCAGAGTTTGCAGTAATGCTTCTAGAAGTACTTAATCGGAAACTTTTTAATTAAAATGGGCCTGGAGATGATTTCTCCAGAAGTTCTTTTTTGTATCTGGCTCATTCTTAAATCTAGTAATCCACCAAGCAGCGCTGCCTTTTTTATTTTTATAGTGCTGCTCTAATATCCAGGTAAAGTTTTCTTCTTCTGTTGCTTTAATCCAGGCTTTGTATGGAGATAATTTTTTATTCATTTTTATTTTAGTAATTAAGCCAACTAAAATATCTTGATTTATTTTTGGTTGTCCTCTTTTGCCTCTTGGATAACCTTTGGAATTAAATAGAGATGTAATTCCTTTTCTGTCTTTGTACTTATACCTAATTCGTTTGCCCATATATGAGCTTTATAACATTCCTCACATATAAAACCAGATTTCTGATCCAAGGTTATGGGGTAGGGAGTAGATCTCTTTTTTTCACAATTCAAACAACAAGGCCCAGGGATCATTAAGCACTTCTCCTTTGAATAAATTTAAACACTTTAGAAACTCCACTCGCATATTGTTTTTTGGTTTCAATACTCGGCTTATTGTAGTGTCTGTTCAAAGTATCAATAGACGCGTGTCTGGACATTTGAGCAGTAATCTCGGATCTGCCTTGGTACTGTTGCTGCGATAATGTTATGTAAGTTTTTCTTAAAATCTTTGGAGCAAAAATTAAATTTGGATCTCCAGATTTTTCTCTCATTAATTTTCTTAATGCAGGCACAAAATTTTCATCTCCACCTAATCTGGAATCTTGGCTCTCTCTAAATTTTCTGTCCCAATATCTTTCAAATTTATAAGCTCTAGTTCCAAACAACCAGGGGATCATTTTATAATGCTCAACCTTTTTCGTTGGATCGCTGCCAATATCTAATAGGTTTCGCAGCATAATTTCTAGCTCTGGAGTAATAGGCAGCTCTTCATCTCTGTATCTAGTTTTCCCAACACCTTTTGGAATCAACAATGTTCCTTTATCAAAATTGATATATTCTTTTTTCATTTTAAGAGCTTCTGTTTTTCTCATTGCAGTTAAGATCATAAATTGGTGCAGCTCTGCTTTAAATGGAAACTGCTTTGATAGTTCTTCAGTACATTCCCAAAATAATTGGAATTCTTCTGGAGATTCCATAGCAATATTTTTATATGGCTCAGTTCCTTGTTTTTCTTTCTTGATATAAACTCCGTCATTGTAGAACGGACAATCTCCTGGATTAGTTCCTAACCAACCTCTTTTTCTTGCGTGGATCCACAATGAAGCAAAAGCATTAACATAAGATTGTTTAACTACCATTGAAGATAAACCTCTAATGAAGTGTTCAACATCTCCAGGGGTTAATTCGTGGATATAACTTTTTCCAATATCTGAATCAAAGATTGAGTAATTTTTAGAAGCAGGAATTGTATAAGTTTGTTTTCTTCTTCTGTTGTAATAAACCCGATCTTTTTTAATTCCTTTACCTGGAGGATATTTTCTAAATAGATCTGTCATATCTCTAGGTTTAGAAACTCTTTTGTGTGGATTAGCTTTGAATTCTGGATAGCCGTAGCCGTCCTCATCATCTCTAAATTTAACTAGATCAATCCGATCATTATATCCTGCCATACATCTAAAAAATTCTCTGGAGTGTTTGGCAGCTCTAAATCCGTCCCTTTTATCTTTTGCAAAACCTCTCTCAATCGGCTCATCATAAATTTGACCACCACAATAAGAGATTAAGGTTTCATTAACTGTATATCCTTTTGGTTTAGTGCTATCTGGTTTCTCAACCAATCTCTTGTCATTCTTCTTGGTTTCATTCGGATCTTTAGTCCAGAATCCTGTCTTTGGATCTGTATGATCTCGGTAGATTTTAAGCAGCTCCTCATCACATTCTTTAACACCGAAAGTCTGGCTAACTTTCCCGAGTTTGTACATTCCAGATTTTCCATTGTACCAATACTGAACATAGAAAAATTTCTTTGTTTCTTTGTCTGATATGCTGCCTTTGTACACTCGCAGCTTTAATCCTTTTTGGTGGCTATCCTTGGAAACAATAAATGGAATAAAAATAAATGATCTCTTTCCAAAATTTATATTCTTTCTCTGGATCTTATTGATTGCTTCGTCCTTAAATCTTATTGGAGATATAGTTTGTTTTATCTCAACTTGATCTAGTTTCTGATATAGTTTTTCTGTCATACTTTCTCACACAATTAGCAGTTAATTTTTCTATAAACAGAAATTAACTAATCAGCTAGTGTGAAGTAGTGTGAGGTCGTGTGAGGTAGGGTGTACCACTAGCACCCCAAATAATGGCCAGCTTCCTGGATCAAAGTCCATATTTTACGCGCATTATCTGGGCTCATACCACTCAAACTATTGATTTATCTAAATCTGCTATAGTCTGTGATATAGTTTAGACCATTTCAATACTGATTTCACTAATAAAAAATAAAGGATCGTTGATCTAGTTTTGGATTCAAAATAGGGCCTTTTCCTGGATTTGTGGGTTGTGGATAATTATTCCAATCTTCGTTTTTTGTTCCCTATAAAGTGGTCGCTGCTCTGTTGAGCAGCTCCCACACGATCCACTCAAGAGGGATCCTAAAACAATCGCAATCTCCGTTGATCTGAAGAGGGCCTATGCCCCTTTTTACAGAAAGGGATCCTAATAGTTTGACTATATAGCAAGTCTTACAAAGTCATAGACCTTGAAAACATTTTGAGTTTTTATTTCTGCCAGGAAAAATTTTTCAAAAATTTTTTTTCAAAAGGCACTCCAGGATCTATGGGCATAAACCCTGGAGAGTGAATTATTACTAATGAATCTTTTTTATACATAAAATCCTACACAAAGATAGTTGGTCATTTGCACGGGGACAATGGATCTTGGATCAATAATATTTTTTCTCCCAATTAATATCTTTGCCTCTATTGGTAGCTCTAAATTTATTTGGTTGGCTCTCGTGAGCTCTTCCATTGTGATATCTCAAATCATCATAACCTTTATTGCTCTCATTAAATAATCCAGAAGTATATTGTGAGATCTTTGGTTTGCTGCTCTCTTCTAACTTCTTCCTGTCATTCAAATATTCCTGCTGCGCAATCTCAATGGCCCTGGGCAGCCGATCTTGGATCTCTGGAGAAATTCTATGTTTTAATGCTGCTAGTTTTACTGCTTCATTTCTAGCTTTTAATTGAGGCAGGTATCTTGGATTCTTTGAAGTATCGTGTGCACCTCTATTAATTTTCTTTTTTTGGGTGGACATTTGACCAGTGGTCTGACCTAGGTAAACACGGGCTTTTAAAGGCGCCCGAAAAAAATATTTATTATTTTCAAATTTATACTCTCCCTCTAGCTTTCCTCTTCTCAATCTCATTCTTACTGCTTCTGGAGAAATACCCAATAATTCTGCGTATTCTGTTCGGTTAAGATCAAAAGGATTTATTTTATCTGCGCTCATACTCCCACAATTTAATATATTAAAAGTTCTGTTCCGTTGCAGTGGTTGGTCAAGCCTTTTGCACGGCAGCAACAGTTTATCAGAATTGATTAAGTTATTAAAGTGGCTCTCAACCAACTCAACCAACTCACTTGATTTATAGAAGAGATTTGTTGGTGGTGTTGTTCCAGGTTTCAAAAACCTCTGATTGATTTGAGAGGGTTGATTAATCATCTTTCTCAATCAGTTCAAAGAAGTGATCCAGGGTTATAACTGCAAGTGGTCTTTCTCTGTTTTTCTTAATCACTAACAACGGCTCTCTGTGATTATGTTTTTTGGCCTGCTTAAAATTTTTATATAATCCGATATGCTGCTCTGAATTCTTACACTCTGTTGAATATGGAAAGGCCCTTTTTGCAGTAATAGACAATAGTTTAACATCTTCTCCGTTTTCCCCTGTGTTGCTAGTTCTGATATCACTAGGGTTTAGTTTAAATAAACTGATAATCTTTTCTCTGACTATGTTCTGGAGGTACCTGGATTTTGCTTCTCTGCTTTTGTTTTTCATAATCTAAATGGTGGCTCTTTTTCTGCTTCGGAGTATCGCTCTTTGTAGATCTCCAGGATCTGCTCTGGAGTTCTGATTCCTCTGCTAATTAGTTTCTGATAGTTTCTTATTCTTGTTAATTCTTCCTCGGGACTTTTTTCAATTACTTTGATTTTTTCTTCTTGGATATCGGCCCAGATTTCATCAACTGTTTTTCCACGGAATCTTTTATTGTAGTTTGTTTTTTTAGTATTTGCTTCATCAATCCAGGATTTAATTTTAATTTTAAAATTTGTTATTGCTCCGTCTATTCCCTCTTTAGCTTCTTTGTAGTTTGGCTCCTCACTCTCAATCTCTTGATTAATTTTATTATAATTTTTATAAATAACTTCAATTTGTTTTGGTGTTAGATCTCTATAACTTTTGCCAGGTATAGGGCAGCGACTATCATCTAATAAATAAAATCTTTGTCTAACTCCGTCAATTTCAATTTGTCTTGTGCTTTCTCCATTGTTCCAAGGTTTGCCGTTAGCTGATAAAAATTTATACAACGCGTCATCTCCATAACTACCCCAATCAAATCTGTCCCTGGTCATTGTATCTTTGGTAGTGGACATTTGATCGTTGAGCCAATTAAAAGTAGCGAGCCCTGTCCAATCGTGTTGAAAAATCTTTCTGTGAATTAAATCTGGTCTAGATAAATCATATTCTAATTTTTTAATTACAGGGTGTTTGCTTTGTTCAATTAATTGTTTCAAGTCATCTGTGATTGGAGCTCTCTTAAAAAATATTGTTGGATCTTCAATCTTAACTTCGTTTTTAAAATAATTAATTAATGCTGCAGCTCCCTCATCACTATCAGCAAAATCCCATAATCTTTGAAACTCTCCAGAATCAGATTTGTTAATTATATCTTCCTCTGTCTTTGCAATGTTGCAAAAATAATATCTTCTAGCGCCGTCATTAATGCTCAACACTCTTTCATCATTAGAGAAGAGCATAAAGTTTGTGAGATTAGGCAGCTTAATCATTGGTTTGTTTTTAAAATTGCAGGAATAAACATCATCAGCTACGAAGTTTTTTAGAGTGTTAGTTCCCTCTGCTTTTGATTTAAAATCTCCAAGTGATACTTCGTTAAGCACCAATAACTGTGTTCCAACTAGCAGTGTGTTATGGGTGTTTGTTAAGTGTTTGTAGTTTGCATTTTCATTTACATTTTCATAACCCAATATTCTGGAGCATATTCTGGCTAACAATCCTTTTCCAACTCCCTCTATATTTGAAACAAGGACAATGGCCCACTTCATTTTGATCCCTGGTTGTTGCAGCATAAATGCGATCCACTGCTCTATGATCTTCCACTTATCTTCTCCGATTAACCAATTAAAAAAATCTATAACAAATTTAACATCTCCCTTTTTTGGCTGCAGGTAATTTGGAATATAAATATTTAAAACTATTCCTCTGTTAATCATTGGAATCATTCCTGGTTTATCTATTTTAATAATCCCAGGTTTAAATCTTGCTGAAGTTATAAAAGTTTCAGCTCTTTTGAAATCTCGGCTGCCAAGAAGTTTGTTTGTTAATGTTCCTTTTTCAAGAAATACTTCGTGCTTATGGTAGTTATTTATTTGTGCTGCTAGATAAAATTCTGTTGTCCCAAACTGATAAAACATATCATTGGCTTTTACATAGCAATAACTTTTCTTAATCTCTTCTAACTTTGAAGCGCTCTCAAAACTTCTTCCCTCTAAAATTTGTGTTTCTCCAGGGTTGGGAATATTTAATTGTCTTTGGCCTCTGGTGTAATTGATTTGTTTTATATAACTTTCGGGCCATTTGTATTCGCTTTGAATATCGTTTCTGTGTACTTCCTTAATCAATGCTAAAATTTCATTATCTCCATAACCTTGTTTAATAGCTTTACAGATAACAACCTGGATCCAACTGTAATAAGTTCCTCCGATTGTTGGGTGTTGTTCAATAGATCCGTCTTTGATCTTTTTAAGTATTTCTAGCTTTGTGTACTTTGATTCAAAATCCTCTTTGACTTCTTTTGGTTTGGTTTCCTCTGGCTCTAGTTTTACTTCTCCCCAACTAATCCCCTTTGATAAAAATTCATACTCAAACTCTTCAACAGTTCCCGTTATAAATTCATCTTTCCAATCTTTAATCCAATCGTTCCCAACATCTTTCATAAATGGCAGCATAATTCCGTTTCCTATTCCTTTTTCAGTTAGGGTTGATTGTTTAGGAAAAATTTCTGTATCTTCAGGCAGGTTTAATTTCTTCAAAAAATTTTTTAAAATTTGGATAACCTTTTCTGCATCTGTCCACACTACAAACTTAATAAATAAATGCAGGCCCTTTGATTTTGAGAAGCAGGCCGTGAGAGGTAATTTTAATTCCTGTATCTTGTCCAGCAGCTCTTTTTTAAATTTATCATCTGTGTAAATATTTCCGTCTATATCAATCGCTCCCCAAGTACATTTGTAATCGGACTTTCGGATCGGTGGAAGTACAACTCCCAACTTTTGTTGTCCTGTAAGATGACCATTGATTGCTTCTGGAAGTTTTTGATAAAACTCTCTTTCAACTCCCCACCTATGACCACCATTTTTTTTAATAGTTAGTTTGGTTGGATCTGCTAAATAAAAATCTTCTGCGCCCTGGAATATTTTATAGAATTGGTTTGTCATTTTTTTCTAATTCACTTTTAATTTGCCTTTGCCCTACACTAATCAACCAATCAATAGTTTGAGATAAACTAGCCCTAATTGGGATTGCTGCCTGGATCTTCTGCAGCTCTTCAAAACTCTGCTTTTTTATTGATATATTGTGCCATTTACTTTTCATTTTTTTTCGGAAATCCTCTCTTTGAGTTATAAGTTCTTAAAAATTTCTTCTCTGTTTGCTCCCAGATATCTCTTCCGTTGTCCTGGGTGTTTACTTTCCTGGAACAGTAGAGCTCATTCTGTACTAGTATTTCAATAACCCACGGGATTGAGGGTGTCTTTTGTGGAGCTTCTCCGTCTAATAATTTAAAACAGTTTATTAGAGATCTCTTGTTCTCTGCCACTTCCTGCAGCATTTTATAAACATATTTATTTACTGAAATAGATTTCCACCCAATCTTTCTTGGTGGTTTGTTGTGTCCAATCTTACTCATTAATTGTCTGTCCTATCTCCAAAAAATTCTGTCATAGATTTTTCGGCACTAGATTTTCGCACTTCCATTTCATAAAGTTTTTTGTAGAGCTCTTTAAACTTCTCGTTTAGCTCTGATTTTTCAAAGTGTAGATCGTTGATCTTCTCATTCTTAAATCCAACTTCC